ATGCCTGTAAAATTACAAGATAGTCATGAGTTAAGTAATGCTTCTATTATATTTAAAAAAGATGGATCTTTTGTAAGTACAACTGAATTTTATCTTACAAAAAATCAAAAATGGTAATTTCCGTATTGCTGAATATACTGACGGTAACGAAACAGCAATGAAAGATACAGAATATAAGTTTGAAACAGCAGAAGAATTTAGAGCAAATCAACAACTAATTTTAACTAAAGGGTTTAATATTAATAAGTTAGCATCATGTTTGGGAATTTCCTCTGCTTTAGCAGGCGCAATTGCTTCTGTATGTGCAGTGGCCTGTGCAGTAACTGCAGGTGCTGGGTGTATAGCTTGTTTGGGTCTCGCAGCTGGTTTTAATATTGGAGGAAGTGCTGCCTGTATTAAAAGCGCTTGGAAATAAGGAATTTGTTTGGAGGTATAAATGTGCATGGAGATAAAAGTACAGTAATCTATTTACTAATATATTTATTTATTAATGCATTGGAATTTCACTAAAAGTATTTGGATAAATATAGTATCTTTATTACTTTTGGTTTTTATAGCCATAAGAGCATTTAAAAAATACAGTAAAAAATTTAAATACTAATATCAAAAAGTAATGTTTTAGAAACAGATTAAATTACTACACTTAGAGAATAGACAGCCTAAATATTAGTTTTATTTTTAAAAAAGAGCTCCCACAGATGTGAGGGCTCTTTCAGTAGTGAATGGTGTAGATCATAATATCTGTTAAACCTAAAGATATTCAGCCTATGCGGATTGATCTTCCTCTTTCACTTCGCTTACGACTTCCTTTCCAGTTTCTTTTATTGTAGATAGCAAATTTTTAATGTCTGCCTCGGTAACGTTTCCGCCTTTGGATTTAACAAATTCTGTGATCGTTTCAGCAGCCTTGTCCTCTGTTTCCTGTGAAACCAATACTTCTTTTAAATCTGTTGCCACTTTCTTTGTGAGTTCTGCAGCAGTTGATTTACTAGTTAAAAACGCTTCTACCTTTTTCACCTTAGCAATATCTACATGGTGTTTTAAATAAGCGATACCTAGAGAACCACCGCCAATCACCACAAGTTTAATCACGTCTGTTAATCCACCGGAAATAATTGTTTGTAACATATAAAATTCTCCTTTTTTATTTAGATTTTTTAAAACATTACATTCCATGTATCTGGTCCAACAATTCCATCTACTGCTAATCCATGTCTTTTTTGATATGCTTTCACTGCTGCTTCTGTTTTAGCACCGTATAGTCCATCTGCAGTTACTCCTACCGCATTCTGAATTCGGATTACATCTTTTCCGGTGCTTCCGTTTTTAATTAAATGCCCTGGATAAGGAACGATTGCTTTTCCATTTGTTTTTGCTTTAGTTGTTGGTTTCTTTAGTTTTAATTTTTGCCCAGGATAAATTGTGTCAGATTTTAAGCCGTTCCATGTTTTAAGATCGTGATAGTCCAAACCATATTTAGCACCAATTTCACTTAATGTATCTCCCTTTTTAACAGTATAAGAATCTGGTACAGACACTTTTTTGACTACTGTTTTTGTCGATGATGCTTTAACCGTTGCGACTTTACCCCAATGCCCTGGATCTTTCTTTATATCATTGCGATCAAGTGAAATCCCTGATACGGAGACTCCATTTTCATATTGGTGCATGTGAATAAAGTCAGCTACTTTTCCCCCCGACCAAGCATAAGTTTGCCAATGATAATCAACCATGTCTTTCATTGCATTAATGACGCTATACGATCCATATAAACCAATTTTATAATCCTTGATTGTTTCTTTTACGCCTGCTAAATAATCCTTAATTGCGCCCATATGTGAGGATTGAGCGTTATAATCAACCGTAAAATAAATAGCCGTACCTGTAGGTTGACCAGCTGCTTTTGCATATTGTTCAGCTTCTTTTGCATCTGCAATACCTTGTGATTTTGTAAAATAGCCTACATATGTTGAATTTTTCTCAAAAATACTAATAAGATTTAATCCTGCGTCATGGATGGCTTTTGCTTCAGCTGCATCAAATGTTTTCCAGCTGTTACCAAGATAACGTGCTACATAATCAAATCCCGCAGCCTTCAATAGTTTGGCTGTCACTGTTGTTAATTTTGTTGCACAATCAAATCCTTTTGACATCTTGATTTCAACTCCTCATCATTGTTGTAATTATTTGTTTTCCTTTGATTTTCCTTTTAACACTTCAATAGCCCTTGTTAGTTGCTCTGGTACAGGTAAGCCAATCCTACCTGCGTTCTCAGTAATACTCAATAATTCATTTGCAAGATAAAAAAAGATGGTAGCATCACGGAACATATGATTGTTACCGAATACTCCATCTATAAAATGACCAATTGCCACTAATAAAAAGATCATTATCTTTTTAGGGATAGATTTAAAACCTACTTTACTACTTAATTTTCCCTCCACATATGACGCCATCATTCCACTTATATAGTCAAATATGACAAATATTAATAAAACTGGCAACAACGGCGACCAACCCCAAAGATACCCTATTACCGCACCAAATACGGTTACTATGAATTTAAATGCTTTGTCCACACTATTCCCTCCAATAAAAAAAGCCTTTATTAGGAGGCCTGTGTTGTTGTTTGCGTATTTAATGATTCTTGTACTTTTTGAATAATTAATGCTGTGAGTTGTTCGGGATTTCCAGATGCATCTGTGTATTCATCTTTAGTAACAGTAACATACCCCGATAAACTGAAAGTCGCACCAGAACTGCTGAAATTAAGATTCACACCTGTATAATCGTTGTTATATCCGTTTGTATAATTGAAATTTATGCCTGTTAATGTAATTTTCATTCTTCTTCCCCTTCTTCGTCAATTTTAAATTGGTCACAAAGATAATCATAAATTTCGGACTCTTGACCTTCGTATTCAACATCTTCAAACTTCTTCAACGTGTGTTTGATTGTACGAATCATTTCACGGTGATCACCACCTTCAATGACCACTTTTTCAGCGTATAATTCTTTAAGATCATTATTAAAAGCAACCATGTCTATAACGTCATATTTGCCGTTAATGATGATTGCTTCGCCATTTTCATCTTTATTCGAATGTTCCTTAAGTAGCTCGATTCTATCTTCTTCTACAATTTTGGCTCTTTCTCTTAATAAATCTATCAATCTTCTGCGATAGCGTGATTGTTTACGTGCAAGTTTTAACCCATACATAAAATCTATCACTTGTACCAATTTTCCATTTTCAATTTCTACTTTCATTTGAGAACCTCCGTCCTTCCTACACTCATATTTATCACATACTATAAATTTAACATGTTAAACAATAAAGACTCTGCCAAAATACGGTCAATTTACGGTCAAAACTATAATGCTATGCAACCTCCAATTTTGCTAATCTACTTTCGAGCTCAGCAACTTTTAATATTAGATTTTGATTTTGCTCGAGTAAAATGGATATTTGATTCTGATGATCTTGATATAAAACATATTGTTCCTTTATAGCCTTTAAAGCTATAGACAATGTATCGTATTGATTAATTGCTTCATGATCAGGAGACATAAATTGTTCTGGAGTGTTCCTTCCAGCACCTATTACTAGACCATATTTCCAGTCGTCTATTCCTTGCTGAACTTCTGATTTCAGACGATATCTATATATGTCAGCAGAATTTACAATTTCAAGTCCACTTTCAGGCATCAACTCAATATCCTGTTTATATTCCTCTAATGATCCTGTTCTCCATTCAGATGCCCTTGCAGGAAAATAAGTTGAATTGTCATAGGATGACGTTACTCGCATTTCCCCATTTACACCAACATAAAAATTAACATATGTGCTCGAGTCGGCATTCGCCATAGAAATAGCAGTAGCACCTTCTATTCGACCATGATCAGACCATCCGTACACTGTCATAGGACCATTTCCAACTTTTAAATGTCCATTAAGACTCAAGCCTTTTGATACATCCACAATGCTATTAAATGCATCCCATGTAAAATTGACTTTACCTAATAGGTTGATAGTATTCCCACCTATATAAATTGTCCCAAACGCAGATGAATCAAGGTATAAATCCCCACTTAATGATTCAACATATAGATCAACGTTTGACGAGATATCAGCTTTACTGGTAGTTACTTCAATGTCTAAGTATTTTCCAGTCAAATATTGTCCAGCTGTAGTCAATGCATTCAAAGTGATACTAGCTGGTGAAATGTCAGTTGTTAAAGTTTCTTTACCTCGGTTGTTACTGACTGAATTGTAAATGCTTGATTGATCAACGGATATGCTACTTGGATAGCTTTTTAATTGAATTGAATCAGCTCCATATTCAACTGTATTTCCATAAGAAGAAGCCGCATACATACCTCCAGAGAACATTTCGGTTCCTAATGTATTGCCCCCACTTGTATAAATCGTTTGCACTTTACCTGTGAAGGATCCAGTCCCACCATTTATTGTAATTGCATTTAATGTGCCCGATTTGATATTTGAAGCGTTAAGATTGACAACACTGACTTTGGATGCATCTAAGGTTCCTGCTGTGATTTTTCCTGCATCGATGCTCTGGATCATAGCCGAAGTAATGACCGCGTTATCGATTGTGGTTTGACCTGTGATGTGTACTTTGTTTCCGGCAATGAGAATAGATTCAGTGGATACATTGATTTGATTGATAACGTCATTTTCTTTAACTCTTAAGTTTATATCATCCGCCAATTGTGTAATTTGCGATTGTGTTGCTAAATCTTCAGGAGCCGGACTCCAATCTGTCGCTTTCCCCCTTCCAACCTCGATTTTAATTTCCCTAAAATCAGCTTTTGATCCTGTATAGGCATTATAAGGAATAACCCTTAGATATTTTCCTGCCGTTGGCGTAATTGTGAAAGTGAATCTTTTCCAGGTATTCGTAACGGTTATGTTTTGATACGACAATAAATTTTGATACCACACTGAATTTGCTTGGCTATTTGATATATCTGCACTATCAAATGCTCTAACGGTAAATAATAAGTTATTGGTATTTGCGTTAGTATCAATCCTTACATCAAAACTTATAACGTAGCTTTGGTTGGCTACAATCGGGAATGGTTTACTAGATTCTTGAGACGTATTAGAAGCAGAAGTGATACGCAAAATGTTAGATTTTGGTTTATCGCTTTCTGGAGATAGAACACTATAATTCGACGCTGTATTTTCCCATCCATCTAAGCCAAAATTAAACGTTGAATTATAAAGTAAATTACGCCCTCCGATAGATAAATTTTCTAGGTTTGTTTGCAAGGTTCCGATTTGGCTCGTCAAACTGCTTGCTGTAGATGTTAGTGTATTAATGCTGCCCTCCGCGTTTGTCATGCGTGTTTGCAATGTCGACGCGGTTTGTGTAACAGTAGTAATATCATTTTTATTATTTGTTACCTGCGTTTGTAGTCCCTGTGCAGTTTGGATTAGGCTAGTTATATCATTTTCGGCATTATTTATCCGTGTGGCAAAACTACTGGATGTTTGTTGCAATGCACTTATGTTACCTTCTGCATTTCCAATTCGTGACACTGTACTATCCAGCGTTTGCGATAGCGTGTTAAATTGGATGACTGTCGCCATATCCTCAGGTGCTGGCGTCCAATCGGTAGCCTTATTACCTTTTTCAATCTGTAAGTCCCAAAATTTCACACTATAAGTAGAACCAAAGTTTCCCCTATTAGGTTGTATGAACATACCTTTTGTTTCGCCTGAATAATCACCTTTTGTTCGTAGATGAACTTCAAATGTATGAGTTACTCCTACACTAGGAGATATTGGAACACCCGATGACCACAATGCACCTGAAACTAAGTTACCATCAACATACACCTTTGTAATAGATGATGAATCGGCAAATATACCTGAATGTCCGCCCATTCTTGAGATAGAACCACTTATAAGCGATGCTTTAAAAGTTAAGACATAATCAGTGCTAGGCTCATATTTACTATCTTCATAATGATATATTCCATAGTAATTAGTACCATCACTTGTTAAAGTTATAGTATTTGAACCCTTTGATATTGGCGCTCCTCCCCATGCTTGCCATTTATCAAAAGGTGCAAGATTCCTTCCACCGATTTGCAAGTTATCGAGATTTGTTTGTACAGCTGAAATATTGCTCGTCAGGCTGTTTGCCGTCGCTGTTAGTGCCGTCTGCGTCGCATATTTGGCATCTGCATCCGTTTTTGTAATACGTGCAGCAATCTGGTTTGCCTGTGTTGTCAGCGTTGCTTCCGCCGTACTTACCCTACCAGTTAGCGCGTCAACCGTGGACTGACTGGCTTTTAATGCAATTGCATCAGCATTTTGACTAATCAACGTACTATGGTTGTCTACGATATTTTTTAACGTGTCCACAACGTTTTTATCTGCCTTTAACGCAATATCATTTGCGTTTTGCGTAATAGCTGTCTCAGCCTCATCCACACGTCCGGACAGTGTATTTACCGTCGTAATGCTTGCTTTTTGACTCAATGTATTATTTATGTTTGTAATATCTGTTGTATAAGTTGTCGAGCTTACAGCGCCTATCTGATTTGCCTGTGTCGGAGACAAATCAACCCATGTGCTACCATTCCACCTCCGCATAATTTGTGGCGTTTTGGATGTATCTATCCACAGCTGATCTGTTGCTGGATTAGATGGTGCAGTATTGGATTTTATAATAGACTTTTCGCGCGTATTGGCATTGTCATTGGCGGCGTTTGCCTTATTAATTGCATCCTGCGCATTAGACATCGCTGTCTGTGCGTTTGCTTTGGCTGTACCTGCCTGTGTAGCCGCATCGGATGCTACTTGTTTAGCTGTGTTTGCTGTGTCAGTCGCATTATTTGCCGCCGTAAGGGCAGCCTGTGCTTTATCAAACCCATCTTGTGCCTTATCAATAGCATTTTGTGCATTCTGCGTCGCCTGATTTGCTGTGCTAACAGCATTATTGGCTTGTGAAAGAGCATTGGCAACATCCTGCTGAACTAATGTTACATCCATGTCCATAACTAACTGCCATTGCACTCCATCAAAGCGATACGTACGAGTGTATTCACCATTTACAACCTTAAACCAAAGATCACCCTTTTGAGCGTCTGTTGGTTCATCAGGACCATAATAAATGGTATTCTTCCCGTTTGCTGCTTGAATCGCAGTGTTTGCAGTAGAAATGGCTTGATCAATCGTATTTTGTACACCATCAGTAACATTATTTACAGTATTAGATAGACTTGTTTGTAGGCTTCCTGCGGTTACCTTTGCATTTTTCTCCGAAATCACATCGTATTCAATTTTCACAACTTTGGTTGTTGCATCCACATTCATTTTTTTGTGATGGACTGTAATGGTGTCACCCATTCCAACAAGTTCTAAAGCTGCAACATCTTTGTATTCTTCTGTTTTCCAAAGAGATTCGAATGTAACCTCCATCGTAACAGTGGGCTGATCATGCCCCCCACTACTAAAATAAGTGGAGGACTTTGCATATAGGCTATCCTGATCGATTACATCTTCATCTTGACTGTAGTCAACTGGTAAAATACGAATAAAGTTATAAGCATTGATATTCGGACTATCAATGTATTTACCTGGTATTGTCAGCACCGTACCATCTTCTAGTGCCTTGAACGGAAAAATTCGAGTGACAACATTAGAAATATCAAACTTAGCTTCTAATCCTGTTAGGTTTTTTTCATAGGATACAAGCACACCATCGTCTGATCCACGCTTTGCATGGAGAATCAAACGAAAATTATCCCGTTCTATTTCTCCGCCCCAGTTGTCGATAATCGATCCGTCGATTCCACCAATCATCTGTAAAGGATTAGTACGATAAAGCTTTGTGCTAGATTTTGTAACTGTATTATCACTTGAAATGGTGAATCGTGTTGGATAAGCTAAATTATTCTGGATTGTTTCCATTGCTTCAGCTGCAGTCGCCTCATCCAACTCCAAACTTTCAACAAAGTTTCCAGCTAAATCATAGGTAATATGCTGAGCATCGATCACAAGATTGTCATTTTCTAAGCTTTTATTAATTGCGTAAATCCTGAATAATTGTAGATCTTGTTTATCGTTAGCTTTTGCCTTAATGATCATTTCATAGTCAATTACATCAGCAAAAATACCATCTGAATCATATTCGATATGCAACTCAAATTGTCCATTTGCTTCTTCTGTTGCTGTTGCGGAAATGGAATCTCGTAATATGCCTAACCCGTTATGCGTGAAGTCTGTCTCATCTGCGCTATAAAGTATAGGATACACTCAAATCCACCTCCATCTTGGATTAATCTCTAATTTGCTAATGTCACCATCAAATTTGACTATACTTTGACCATTCGGTATCAATAAAAAATCACCAACCATATGATTATTTAGATTGGTGATTAAATCATTTTCAGCTTTATAGGCATTCATCATTTCGCTATCTAACTCTATAAATCCGTTGATATCCTTTATCGTAATAACCTGGTCACCTAAATAAATGTTTCCGGTCCCAGCTACATAACATTTAATATACGGTTCTGCTTCATATCCTAGATTATTTAAGGTTGTTTGTTGCGTGACTTCGATCGTATCCGTTTCTTCATAAGCAAATGGATCTAACGTGAATGTAACAGTAAACTGTCCATATTCCAGAATGTCATTAGTTGCATCATCAATTACAACGGATTTAATCTTATAATAGATACCTGGATCATCCTCAAATGATAACTTTTTAGCATTGAATATCACTTGTTTCGCTTGTCTAAATGCCTGTTTAAATGAGGCACTTTCTAGAAAATCGAATGTTATTTTATATTCAATGTCTTTAAAAGCATATTTTTTGTTAAAGAACCATTTCTTCCTCTTACCTCGATATGTTCAATATCCTGTTCTGGGGTAGGAATCTCAGGACGCTCTGAAACACTTAGATTGATTTCTTTTATATTTGTATTGTCTAAGTTTATCAACTCAACCACCCCATGCTGCTTTTGCTCTTTGTCCTGTATTTCCTATTATTACATCTATTTTTTCTGCTATTCTATCAATGTCTTTATCATCTCTCACCGTGTTATACATAATGATCTGATTGTTATTAGTAACACTGTGCCCTAATCTGCTTTCTGCCATTTGTGGCAATGTTGAAAGCATTCGATTTGCAACTGCATCTGCAAATGGATTCATACGCTTTCCGGTGAGTGGTAACGCTGCCTCTGGTCCTGCTTCACCGATCCCGATAATACTTGCTTGATCAAAAAAACCACCATTTTTATACCAATCTACAGAAAGATGAGGTACAGATGGCGGTTTTAAACTAAAGTGACCTGTTAAGTGAAAGTGTGGAAGTGGTGGCATACTAATTTTAGGTAGATGAAGATGCAACCCACTAAAAAAGCCCTTAATTTTACTAATAATTCCACTAATGGTATTCTTAGCCGCGTTGACTGGCGAAACCATCGCGCTTTTGATCCTGCCCCATACGCTTGATGTAGTAGACCTTATACTGTTCCAAACACTTGACACTTTAGATTTCACCCAATTTATTGGCGTAGAAACAGCTGTTTTAATGGAACTCCACACGCTACTAATAACACTTTTTATTCCATTCCAGATACTTGATGTCACGGATTTAATTCCGCTCCAAACACTAGAAACCTTTGATTTCACAGAATTTGTTGCGCTTTGCACAGCTGATTTTATACTATTCCAAACTTTTGAAATGACGGACTTAATCGCGTTCCATACGGAAGAAGTTACCGATTTAATTCCGTTCCAAATGGATGAGACAACAGATTTAATTGTATTTGCCGTACTTTGTACAGCCGATTTAATTCCATTCCATACTTTTGAAATAACCGATTTTATAGAATTCCATATACTAGAGCTTGTACTCTTAATGGCATTCCATATACTACTAAAAAACTTTTAATCGGATTAAATATGGCTCTTGCCACCGATATAATTGCATTCCAAATCGTTGAGAAAAATGCCTTTAAACTATTCCAAACACTGCTGGCAACACTTTTTATCCCATTCCATAGAGTTGCAAAGAATGTCGCTATTGGCTGCCAAATTGGAGCCGTCATCGCCACAATCACATTCCATGCTGCTATTAAAAGGGAGGAAATGACAGTCCATGCAGCACTTATCACTTCTTTCACCAATAAAAAATGAACGTGAAAACGTCCACCAGTCCATGCCATATCGTTGAAGCAATACTAACAATCCCTTGCCATATTCCAGTTATCCATGTCGTGAATCCAGTCCATGCTGTAGATGCAACAGACGATATAGAATTCCACAAATTGGAAAAGAAAGCTGAGATACTTCCCCAAATGTTTGATGCAACAGTTAATATTCCTTGCCACAAATTGGCTATCCAGCTTGAAAAACCACTCCATATACCTTTTAGCCAATCAATTATAGAACCCCAATTTTTTATAACGAGAATTACTGCCGTTATTACTGTAATAACGGCTGCTATTACAGCCAATACAGGACCACTTAATAAAGCTAAAAATCCCCCCATTATAGCCCCAAGAGTACTCAATATAGTACCGATTATCGGAAGTGCAATAGATATAGCTGCTATTAAAGGGGATAATGCAACAAAAACAGTCACCAGTGCTCCTAAAACCTCAATAACAACCCTTACCGGTGTGGGAAGATTAGAAAACCATTTAGCCATTGAGCCAATCATTTGCACTACAGGAGTAAGGGTATTTACTAAGTCCTGACCTATGGGAGCAAGAGCATCCTTTAACTGCCTTAACGTTTGTTGCCATTTTTCTCCGGGCGAACGCTTAGCCATTTGATCAGCCTTACCTGTCACATCATCAATAGCTTTTCCAGTCTTGGCAAAAGCATCAACTGCTTTATCTCCAAGATCCTCATATTGCGTGCCCATAGCCGCATTTCCCAATGCATACTTCTTTGTCTTATCATCCGTATTGGATATATCTTTATTAATAGATTGAAAGACCTGTGCAGCTGTTGCCTTTCCATCTTGGAATTTTTCAAACAGCTCTTGAGTCGTTTTTGAATAGTTACCAATATTTTTCTCAATGGTTCCATCTCGTAAACGAATACCGAATTCTTTCACTGCGTCAGCTGCCTTGTCAGTATTAAATGCACCTGATTTCATTCCTTTATCAATGATGTTCAGCATATCTTTTGCGCTGAAACCTGCCTGAGCAAATTGAGGACTATATTCATTTAAGGTATCTAAGAAATCATCAGACTTATTAAGACCATCCTGAAAACCCGCTGCGATTAAATCTAATGAGTCATCTGCCGAGACACCAAAATGATTCATCAACTGCGAAGCAGCTCGAACATTTTCATTTACATCAGTATCAGTATGTTTCCCAATTCCGATAATCTTGTTAGTGACTTTTTCTAAATCACTATTATTCAGGTCACCCATGTTCATTTTGACGCTCTGAACAGCCTTAGAAGCAGATTCTACAGAATCAGTCACACCGTGTTCAAATACGTTTTTTGCAACTCCCTGAAGCTTTTCTGCTTCTTTAGAAGTTAAACCAAGATTATTTTGAATATCTTGCTGACTGTCTGCCATTTCCATTCCAGTCTCAATAGCAGATTTTCCAAGATCAATAACTTTATCAGAGACCCCAGATAATACCTCTGCTGCACGGAGAAAATTGCCTGCTGTAACCTTTTTACTTAATTCTTCCATTCCTTCTGCTGCATTTGAACTATTTTCCTTAATTTGCTCTAATTCATGATCAAGATTTGCAACAGAAGCCTTGGCAGCGTTTAACTTTGCTGCCATCTGATTAGCTTCAGTGGAGTTTTTACCGTATTCTTGTTCAGTTAATGATAATTGTTTTTCTAGATTAGCAATAACTTGCTTGGTCAAATCTACTTGTTGACGTAAATGAGATTCAGCTGCAGCCAATTTGTCCGCTTCACTTGCACTATCGCCCATTTGAGTCTTTTGAAGTTTATATTCACTAGCAAGTCGTTCGCTAGATGAACGAAGGTTATTTTGTTCATTCTGCAATTGTTGTAAGGCTTGGCGATTTTTATCGGATTCTGAAACTGACTCTGTTTCTGCTTGTTTGGCTTTTTCTAATGACTGAGTGGTAAGAGTAATCCGATTTGCTAATTGTTGTTCAGCTATTTGCATACTGCGCAATTTTGTTTCCATCTTACCAGCTTCAACTGAATTATCGCCAAATTGTTTTTTACTGCTTCTAATTGCTGAGCTGTTGCCTGTGTCTGTTGTCTTGCTACTTCATATTGTTTTTGTAAACTATTCAAAACAGATTCAAGTTTTTCTGATTCTGAACCTGTCAGTTTTAATTGTTCTTGTTCAAGCTTTAATTCCTGCCTCATTTTTTTGGCAGACGATTCCATTTCAGACATGGCTTTATTAAATTCCTGATTAAACACCTTAAACGTTACAGTTGATTCATTATTTTTTGCCACCTTGTTTTGTCTTCCTTTCTTCCTCAGATGTCTTCCAATTTTCATAAGCTGTTTTGTTTTCTGCGATTAGATGAACAGATGATAATGGCAAATGCCAAAAATCATGTTCAGAAATGCCCATAATAAAAACGTAGAGGACATATAAATCCTCTACGTTTTCAATCTCAATCTTTGGCAGCTTTACTTTTTTCCAGTGCCAGCAACCTTTTTAGCAAAATTCTCTTGAAAAGATTTTTTGGCTTTCTTAGAAATGACTGCAAAATAAATAGGCATATCATTTTCAATATCCAATTCATAGTTTTCAAGGAATTCCTCGAATTTAAGATAATCGTTTTTGTTTGCTTGTCGATATGCTGCATAAAGAGCCTGCAATGTGGAAATAGGGTCTAAGTCCACATCTGCTTTCATGAAGCCTTTGAGAAAAGTCCCATCAATCACCTTTTCCTTTTGCAACTTAAAAAGAGTCATAGCCGTGACATTGATATCTACTTCTTTAACCGTTCCATCAATGAATGTGATTTCCATTCCTTTTCACTCCTTTTATTAAGATTCTGTAGTTCCGGTTGTTTGAGTTTCAACTGCCTTCACTACATCGTAAGAAAAGTTTTTTCTCCATTGATCTGCTAATGACGGATCATCCAATTCGCTAATAAATGCTTCATAATAACATTTATTGTTATCATCAATCATTGCAGTAAATTCCAATTCAAGCTCTGCAACCTCATCTGCACCATTTTCAATTGATAAAGTTAATCCTGTTGAAGATGAACAATTCGGAAATGCAATTAATTTTGTTACATCTTCAAAGTCATCTATTGCATCAGCAGTAAGAACAAATTCTTCTCCAATGCTATCGGATCCATATGAATAAATACCCGGCTTTAGTCCTTCATTTGATAATCCAAAAATCTTTCGTAATGGCGCGACCTGAACATGGGCATTTATTTTCAATGTCATGCTCTGTGGTTTGGAAATACTTTTAACCGTTACACCCTCTTTTTCTTAGTAATGGTCAACATTTCTGTTTCTCCATCGATTTGTCCAGTAGCACCGAATTGTTGAGCTTCTGTATCGCTCTGAAACTTGATACCAAAATTTGTAATTCGGACAGGATCAAATTCTACAATGGTTGTTTGTCCCATATCTCTCACTCTCCTAATGTATTATTTATTTCGTTTATAACCGCATTGCTAAGATCATCTACAATCTTAGGAGCCGCCTTATCTAAACCTTTTTTCATAAATTGCTTTGGCTGATTATGCTTTGATGTACCAATACCTAAGTCGGGATATTTAATATAATCAAATGTTTTTTTAGGACGAATGGAAAATTCCAAATTCCCATATTTCACATTCAAAGCTTTGCTATCATGGGCATGTTTTTTACGCTTGGGAGACACAGGAATTCCATTTTGAATATTACTCATCGCTTTTGGAGCACCTTTAGCTCTTAGTGCTTCATTAATCACTTTTTCAGATCGATTGGGTATTTTCTGTATGTTATTAAGAAGCTGATCGATACTCCCTAAATCCATGCTCCAATCATTAGATGCCATATTTTAATGACCTCGTAAAATTGAATTCAATTGAATCCACATAGGCATCTTCTTGCCCTTTTTGGATATAGCCTTTATCAGAGCTAACAAATTGATATCCGCAACTTTCAAGGGTAGTAATAACATCCAATTGAGTACTGTCGAGGTCATCTACGTTTTCAGCGTAGAAACGGATTAGAACATCCTGCAAGAGCGTAAATTTCTTATCATCAGCACGACGCATACCGCCTGTTTCAAAGATAATGTAATGATAGACTCCCTCTAATTCGACTTTGAATTCATCTTCACTTACGCTATCCTGATAAACTTTAATTCCTAAAGTGGATTCGAGGCTATTAATCAATGCATTATTTAACTTTTCAAGACGCGCTTTACTAGACTCATTCACCACTATCACCTTCCTTTTTATCCACTTTGTGCAAATAAAAATAGAGATAATTACTATCACGATCAGTATTGATAATGATGTAATCATCTCCGTCAATTTGTACAAACAAATTTTCTTTATCGATTTTTCGTAAAGATGGAGGCATGGGTGTTTTTAACTTTAAATCTAGGGTGGAGCCCATTGCCCCGAACTGCAAGTAATCACTGTCACGGACAGATAATTCACGATAAAAAAGCGAACCCTGTGGAACAAATTCTTTTCCGATAACTTTCCTCGATTCAGAGCGTTTTGTTTTATAGGTTCCGTATTGCAACAACCCGTCATTAAAGGTCTCACGTACCCGTTCCAGTGGCATCTTCTTCACCTACTTCAAAGTCATCTGCAGCGACTTTTAAAATTAATCTGCCTAATTCCTTACGAAAATTGTCTTCAAAATCAGAAAGAGCGTTGTTCCAATCATATCGGCAACGCTCCATTAGCAACTCCCTTTCAGGGGAAGAATCTTCAAATGTAAATTCCGTACCGCATAACTCGTTAAAATATTTTTGCCCGCGATTTAGCATTCTAGTAAGCTGCCGATTAGTCGAATCATCATTCCAAGTTACTTGTAATTTATCTTTTAATTCTTGAAGTAGATCATCAATTAAAGCCATTAACTACCACTCGCTTGTGTTGTTATTATCAAAACCTCTGATTTAGGAGACTCTACTCCACCCACAATCGCCGACACAGCATAATTATAAGTTGTTCCTCCTGTTAGTCCTGTATCATAGTAAGACGTCTCAGTAATGGCGCTAGCCACTTTAGAATCATTTCTATACACATTATAAGTTGCCCCATCTACGGTATCCCATGACAGATCAGTCGTGGTTACTGTCGCAGTTCCCTGTAGATTCTGTGGCGCATTAGGGTGTAGTTGCTCCACTTTCTGTGGTTGTTTCACCGTCTGTATTTGATAATAGATTGCTAATGTCAAATACATTGAATGAGATGTTGTCTTGTGGTAAACCATTCACATATTGCTTTGTAACATAAACATCTTCATCTTCAATGATGTGTACTTCAGTTGCACGAACAATTTGCTCATTTGAACCTACGCCAAGGAAGTAATTTTTCCCTAATCCTGCAACCATCTTACCAATAGGTACTGCAACCGATTGAACAATTGTTGCTGGAATTGGTAACACACCATAAACATAATTTCCTTGTGCATTCAAAACAGTTGTAGCAGGAAAGATTTTTTCCCAATAGTCACTTGGGTTTACTACAATTAATACATTGTTAACTGTCCGTTTTCCTCCATTTGTTAATGGCTTCATGACTTTGCTACCAAGTGATTGAGGTGATAAATCAGTTAATGCAATTGCTGTTTTATCTGTATACCCGTTTGTATCATCATGGGCAGCATCCAAGTCTTTCATCATTCCAATTGGCTGATTAACACCTGTTCCTGCAACTATTGCAGCTTCAAGAGCGATTGCCATTGCTTCAACAAGTACAGTGCGCACATATCTGTCTAACCATTCAGGTCCTAAATCCAGCATAGATTTAGCGACAACCATATAGGCAGATAACTTAAATAGATTCATATTTACAGTCTTAAATCCATTGTCAATTTTCTTTTTTATTGCATCCGTCAGTTTTCCCCAAAATGCAGGATTCACATCACCATTCTTCATAATCCATTTAGTCACACTACCAGTACTCACAAATTGAATTTCTTTTAATAATTGATGTCCTTGTACAAGCTCATCAAACACACGATTAATAACTGTTTCCGGCATTAAGGTTTCAACACCCTCAAAAGTTCCGTTGGCAATTACTTCGTTATAAAACTTTAATTCTTTGGATGTTAAGACATCTCCGCCGCGATCTTGAATTACTCTTTGATCATTTAATTCTGTTTGAAATTCATTACGTGCTTTTCTTAAAACTTCATCCTGAATAACTTGTGAAAAGTCATTCATAGCTTTATTCAAAATTTCTTCATCATCCTGTTTGATTGCATTAAACAAATTCTCTTGAGCCGTAATCATTGCTTGTTTTTTATTATCTAAATTAGTAATTCCCATTTATTATCACTCTTTCCCTTTAATATTTTGTGTTACAAAATTAAAAGCTTTTGCCATTGCTGAAAAACGATTTACAGTAGTAGGTGATTCATTTTGATTTAGTACTTGTGGTATTGCTGTAGTAGTCAACACTTTCTTTTTTGAACTAGCAGCAACTCCACCCAAATACTTATTTAAGATTTGATCTTTAATACTATCTTGATTGCTTTCGTTCTCCTCTGGCTTCTCAATTTCCTCTGCAAGTTCATCTGCAAATCCGAGAGCAACACATTCCTCTGCCGTTAACCAAGTATCCTCTTTCAACAATTCAATCAGTTCGTTCTTATCACCAACAAATCGAGATGCATAGCTTTCTAAGACAGCTGCAGAATCGATTTTATCCAGTCGATTTGCTGTTTTTCTTAAATCATCAGCATTTCCAGCTGCATAAGTCCATGCTTTATGGATCATCATCATGGTATTTTTTGGCATGATGATATTATTTCCCGCCATTGCAATTACACTTGCTCCGCTTGCTGCAAGACCATCGATATGAATGTTAATTTGAGCACTATGATTTTTTAATAGATTATGGATAGCGACACTTTCAAACACGTCTCCGCCTGGACTATTCAAATGAATATTAATCGTTTTGGTGTTAATTTCATTTAATGCGTCCTGTACATTCCTACTAGTAATACCATCGGACCATGAATAAGATGAAATAGTCCCATATAAATACATGTCTGTTGCATCATTATCGGCTGCATTAAGTATTTCAAATCTTTTTTTACTTTTTTTTTGTAAAATCCATCATCCATCACCTCCTTCTACATTCTGTAATTGACTAGCATCCATATAGTTTTTCGTAACAAATCTCCTATTTGCCCAATCTTCATCGATACGCTCACCGCCTACCATTTCGATAATGTCATTGATTGAGAGACCGCCAATCGCGAATAGTTTATCCAAGGCAGTTGCCATATCATTTAGATCTGTTACCTTGATCCGGGATGTATCGATTTTTAAATAACTCCCTCCAAGATAGGCAACTTTCCCATACATTTTCTTGTTAAATTCGGCACTAATCAGTTCAACCAATGGATTGACACAAAACATCAAGAAATTATTTGTTTGACTTGATACGTCCACGACATCGCCTTTGAGAAGACCGCGGGGGACATGGAATGCTGTTGCTACAAAATCAAAAACGTCATCAACTAAGCTACGCACGTCCCTACTATCTTGTTTACTGGCTCCATTTTTTCCAGTTCCAGAAAGATCGTCCATTTCATAGCCGGTTTGAAGCTGAAAAATGGCTCCTGCATTATCTGCTTCAAGCCATGGTTTAAATTGATCAGTCATCATCTTATTGATTTTTTGTTGCACTTCATTATTTTGCGATCTTAAAAACTCACCCTTTAAAACAAACTTTTTTGCGTTTGAACGCTTGTATATGCCTTTTGCAGATTCTAGGATTTTTCCGTAATCTTTATAAAAGCTATTGATCACATGCATGATGTCTTTATCATTTAGCTTTAAATAAATAACATCGGATTCGTTGAATGATCCAGTGAATTGGAAGTCTCCTACAGTTATCTGTGAGTAAACAGAATCTTTCATGACGTATTCATCGACTATAAAGCTATCAGCAATAAAAAGTTGGTCATTCGCCATGACAATCAAGCATTCATTTTCTCTAAAAAGCTTACTGACCATTTTCTTTTTAAACTCGGTTGCATTCTGATTTTTGTTAGGAGCAATGTTTAGCAAATAATAATTATCTGCTTTTATCGATTTGCCTCTTTGGATGGTTTTAAATTCACACCTGACCAAAGCATTCGCAATCAAGTTGATACAGGAGTCTACGGCGATGCGTTTATATATTTCTTTTGCAAGCAAACTAATAAAAATCGTTTGGATTTCTCCATCAACATCTTTGTAAAATGGGTTCCAAGATTTTACCCAGCTACCAAAACTCACAATTTTCTCACCTCCTATACGGTAAAAAATATTTTTCATTTCTTCTTTGATAAAATAGAAATCAAGAAAGAGAGATGAATTGTTCTATATGAGAATTCCTATTAAAAATGAATTGGATTTTATTAGTGACTGTGATTTTTCGTCTAAAGTCTATCAATTTATTGACAACGACTTAGAAACAAACACAAGATGGTTTTTCAACATTTGTTATCCCAGCAATGATGGTTATACAGTCATTTTTAAATCTTATTCGGAAGAAGAATACGATCATTTTGTTTTAAGCCTTGCTTGTACAATTCATAAAGATGATTTATCCATAAAAGTTTTGAAACATGTTGAGAGTCCAAAGCCCGAAATATAGTGCCCTCTCTTATAAGTTGAAACCTTGTTAAAGTTTTTCTATTGATGCTATCTGCAATCTCAACATTGTATTTAGCATCTTCTTTTTCTTCAATAAAAATTGTGATCCCATCTAATATAATTCTTATTTGTTGCATTATCGGTTCATCCCCTTGCTACACAATGATCGGGCCCAAGCTAAAATTGCTTAAGTCAACATCCCCATAGTCCTCTAACTCGCCATCGCAATTAAGAGCATGCAAAAAGGCGAAAAACCCATCGGTCTTCCGCTTTTCTTTGTCTATTTTCTTGTATTCTTTGTTTCCATTAGCCAAATAATCAACATATACATTTCCAACATACCATCGCATTAGTGGATCATTACCAAATACTAATGTTTGATTAATAAATGCATCATCCACAATTGGAGATAGCTTGCTATGCGTGAAATTACCTGTACGGCAGATTTCAACCTCAAATCCTGCCTCTTCTAATTTTGGACCAAGGATTGCAGCTCTATAAGTATCCATACAGATTTTCTTTATATAATATTTTTTTGCTGTTTCTATAAACCAAGCAACAATTTTCTCTGGTGGAATAGATTTACCATACACAATCTCTGCAAGCCCTTTGTCAACTGCCAGTTGGATAATATCTTTATTAATATCTTGTAATTCTAAAGCCATATGATGGATAAACGTATGCTGTAGCCAATACCTTTTTCCCTTGAATTTTATGAGAACACCAACAGAACAAAAGTCTCGCACGTCCGCAAAATCGACACCACCAATTGCATCCATGCCCTTTAATTGTGGTGGAATAGGTTGATTCGTAGCAAGACGATCCTCATAACTAGCAACTTCGAAACGAGTATCTTCAATTGGACTATTCATACGCTTAGTCATAAACTCAATTTTAATGGCTGGCTTACGTTTGGCCAGATTAAATTCTTTGAGCATTTTCTTTTTCAGCGTTTTATTATATGGCAGTGACGGATTAGCTTTCGGCCAATTTTCCGGATCATCTGCTTCCGCCGGGTCATCCAGCTTACATATAAACGGAAAAAATCCAATGTCCTCAATTTCTCCACTTAATACCATTCGGGCCTCTTCTTTAAGATCATCTAACGGACCGCCCCTGACATTACCATCTGTACTAAAATGAAATTCACGATAGTCTTTAACCTTACCGCCGCCAGAGGTAAAAACTTTAATAGCATCGTAATTGTCATATTCATGTTCTTCATCAAACATAACACAGCCTGGGCGCTTACCGTCTTTTGTTCGAGCATTGGAAGTGTTATAGCGCATTTCGCTTTTTGTTGCTCTATTCATAATAGAAACTTTTGATCTATAAAAAGCATTTTTTAGGCGCTTTTCATTCTCCGGAGTTTCAAGAACACTATGAACATCTTTAAAACTTGTTTTTGCCTGTTCCTCTGAGGTAGCAACAATGTCGATGTCGTAATGCGGAATCCCATGCTGCTTACTCATCATGAAAAATGAATCGTATGAAAAGAATCCATTCTTCCCAGCACCGCGCCCCATGTAAAAAAAGTATCGGTCAAATACTAGCGAATCATCTTCTTTCCAACGCAAACCAAAAATAAAGACATTCGAGAATTTTTGCCACGGGAATAATTCATACGGAAAATAACGCGCAGGAATTGTGACACTATTTTCAGCCATTTTTTCATTGATATAGATATCATTTCTACTTAATACTTTCTTTAAGTAAGCAATTAATTGGAACTGTTCCTTGCACGCCGGAATCTCTCCAGATTCAATCAAATGAAAATACTCTTCAATATAAGGGTGGGTCTGGTAGCTGAGCACATTTTTATATGTCATCGCCATCATCCTCTACAACTACACTTTCAATATTTAAAACTGATAAAATCTCAGTCATTCGTTTATTAATTTTAGGTAACTCTGATACGGCGTCATTTTTCTTAGGACCATATCTTCCAACGACCATCGCACCGTATTTTTTTATACTTTTAATCAGATCTTCTTTGATATCCCACAATGCCATGTAGTCTTCAACTAGGTCGTACCAATGGTTTGCGGTCATTTTATTTTGTTTTAACTGATTATGCAAATCGGTGCGAACCCGCATTCTTCTAGTACTTCGAGCGACTTTTGGCATTGTTCTCACCTCACATGGAAATCAAAAAAATATTTTTTCCGACTGCTCCCCCGCGTTTCAAGTCCCCTCATCAAAAGGTCAAAAGTTTTGACCGGGGGGCTTTGGTTTGTAAATAATTTCAAAAAGTGCGTCACATTTTTCACAATAGCATTCTGCCTGTACATCTTCATGTGCTAATCCTTTTTTTATTATCTCGGCATTGTTCAAGCAAATAGGACACTTTAATATCACATCTACCATCGCTCCTCATTCACAAACGGTTTACGTTTGTCTTTCTTCAATCGTTTATCATGTATCTCGTTATGACACTGAATGCAAAGAGTCTCTAAGTTTTCTAAAGTAAGTGCTAAGTCTGGTCTATCCTTAACTTCTTTGATGTGATGTACATTCTTACCTCTTCGATACTTCCCTCGTCGCTTACACTCTTGGCATTCATAGTTATCACGTTCAAGAGCCTGCACCCTAAGCTGTCGCCACTCTTTACATTGGTAGAATGGAATCATCTTGTCCTCTCTGATCAATCCCTCAAGCCATCTCAATCGTTCACGAGATATAGTCATTGCCTAACAATAACTCCTTGCTCTTGCCACCATTGGCTTACGAGCGATAATCTGTTGACCCATTCTGCATTTATTAGAAATAACCCAGCCATTACGAGTACAATCAATCTGTTGCTTTCTTTCAAAGTAATCAGTTAGATTATGAACTAATGTTTTTAGTCGTTGCCATATCTTTGAGCATGATCTGTAAAAAGAGATGAAAGCATCACGGATATTTTCAAATGCTTGCAGATCTTGTAATAATTCATTACCGATATTCATTTCCTCCTAATCGCTCCCTTACTTCTCGTATACGTATCGCGATGAATCCCCATCAAATTCTCAAGTTCTTTACGACTCATCTTCTTTTTCTTTTTATCCTTCTTAGGTTCCATGTCATCACCTTAGATAAAATAAAAAGCACCCGAGTTATTCGGATGCTTCTAATATAGGTACTTTTTATTTTGTTGCTGAATAAAATATAATATCGATCGGCGCACTCGGGAGAGTGGTGCTTCATGTATTTTAGCTTTAAGAAAAACAGATTAAAAAAAGACACTTCGTTTGCGCTTTATTTAGATTCAAAATTAATAATTATTTCGTTAACAATTATTTGGTTAATAATTAACCATTAGTTTCAAAAAATACGCGTCGTCGATCATGGAGAGTGTAATTTTAGCTCTTCTTCGACGACAATATAAATTAAATTATAAATGCAAACATCACATACATGTGCTTGACTCTAAAATTTTAAAGCCTTATGTTCCAAGGGATAAAGCATTAATATAAAATAAATATTAAAAAAGACACTCACCATGTGATACATAATGAATGCCTCTTTGATAATTGTCTATAATATGAATTTAACACATCTAAAATCTAATGGTATGTCTAATTTGTGCCAAAATCCTGCCATTAAACTTTGCACATTGTATCATTTATAAACTTTGCTACCCTTCTATATCTGGATAAATTTCTTTATAAGTTATGCCCATTTCTGAAAGATAACTTTCGACTTCTTCATACATATTAGTATGTATTTCAATACAATCAAGGACATCTTCTTCCTTAAGATTAAAATCAAATTGATCATCAGGTACATGAATCTTCGTATGTACTAAGAATCCTATTTCATTAGCTAAGTCATTTAAAGAACTAGTTGCGGTATTATATCCATAGTGCATTGTGAAACAGCCTTTTTGCACCTTAATTCTTTCATTAAATAAAGGATCTAACGTAGGTGGATACAAAGCAACAGTATGATCTATTTCATTGCCTACTGTTAAATAATCAACAAAAAACTTCCCGTTTTTAGGAGCTTGGACTCCCCTAATTCCCAAAGACAATAAATTTAACATGCATGGATCTAGAAACCACATCTTGCAATTACCATTTTCAAGATTCCAACCACTGAAAGCAAAGAACAATGATATTCTAGCGCTTTCTGTCCAATCCAAAAACCTTGTTTTTACACCATAATGTTGCATGTAAAAGAATATTTCCCAATCAGTAAGTTCATTAGCGATTTCTGGCTGTGCTTTTTTAAAAATTTCTAATGCTTCTCTCTCTTTCTCAACAATTAGCCAATGTGGGCATCCTTTAGGCATTGTTCTGTGCAAACTAGGTGTTAATGAATATGTTGTGCTGGATTCACCTCTATACCATACTTTTGTTCTACCTTCATAGCGATGAAAGAAATAATTATAAAATTCTCGTAGTTCTTGTATACTCTTTGCAACCGTCATTGAATCCGCCTCTTTCTAATTACCCATATCTTATATTTTGTTGAACTCGCCTATAGGCTGAAAGACTTAATATGTATGTATTTATCATACATCAAAAGTCGAGTTAGACACTAGAATTTTTTAGTGTAACTAATAAAACATAGAAAAAAAGCTCACTTGTTTCAAAAACAAATGAGCTTAAATTTTGAACTTGATCATTGCTTTATCCATACTATCTTGATTTACTCCTATGTACCGTAAGGTAATATCAGGTGATGAATGATTAAAAAGTTCTTGTAACATAGCCACATCCTTTGTCTGCTTATAAAAATGGTATCCAAATGTTTTTCTTAGAGTATGAGTACCAATATTTCTTAATTTATACTGCTTTGCTGCCTTTTGAAGTATCTTATATGCCATACTTCTTCCAATCGGTTTATTCTTTCCCTGTCTACTTTTAAACAAGTATTCGCTATCTTCACGATTAAAAATATAAGACTTTAATTCCCTCCTCAATGCAGGTGTTATACGTATCATTTTTTGTTTTCCAGTCTTTTGTTCTTTCATAATTATATGGGTTCCTTTTACATCTTCAACTCTTAACTTTAAAATATCTGATATTCTTAATCCTGTATTTAGCCCCATAAGAAACATTAAATAATTACGCTCATTATCTTCTTTAAAATAATTTTTAATATCCTCAATTTTTTCAGCATCTCGAATAGGCTGAACAATATTCATAACCACACCGCCTTTTCTTTTTCTTTATAAACTTCAATACGTAGGGCAAATGCAAGTTTGTAAAATGCTCGTGATTTTATTCGATGATAAGTTCGTTCGCTCATATTCATATCATTATATACTTCATAATCGTATACATCATCTTCAAGCATATAACGACGGATTAAAATAGCACGCTCCTTAAAACCAAGACGATTGACTGCCATTGAAACACGATTTATATATTCACTACGTTCTCGTAGATAGTCAACATTTGCAATAGCTGCGTCTTCAGTTGAAGAATGAAATTGATTTGTAGTAGAAGGTGAAACGAAGGAAAAATTCTGTGTAACTTTTGGTAGACGATTTAACTCTAATGTTAGAAGATATATACGATATTTTTCTAATGCACCTTCTACTCTTTTCTTCGTTTTTTCTCTATCAATTTCAGCTAGTTGAAAGTCCAATTGTTCTACCATATTTCAACCCCCCTAATTAGAAATAAAAAAAGGACACCAACTAAACAGCATTTAAGCTGTCTTAGTCAGTGTCCGCACGCTTTATCCGTTACTTGGACATATTGATTATTTAGTAATTATACCATGTGTATATTTATATTTGAAATGCGTCGTAATATTATTTTAAATACAGAGATTTCCCTTCACCCTTCCTTTCTCTTTCCAATATCACTAACTATCCTTCGTATAAATTTTTCTAATTTAGAAAAGATACATTTAGAAGGAGGTGTAACTTTATGTCAAAAAATGATTCTGTATTAGAAATTGGTGTATTAGCTGTTCTTCTAACAACAATATATACTGCAATATTAGCTTCTCAATTAATGGCTACAAAACACAAAGTTGATTACCTTTTCTACAAAGACAAATTTAATCATAGTGAAAAATAACTGATTAATCCTTCTAAAAGCCTTCTTTATAAAAAAAGTGGGCTTTTTATAATGCTTCGCATCATATTCCTTGCCTAATTCAAATTCATAATTGTTATGCCATTTTACATAAACAACTTTCATTTTATCGCCCCTAAATCTTAAACGATTGCTCTAACACACCATGACAAGGTTTTCCATCATTCTAGCTTATCGATTTTTTCCCAACCCCTTGAATACGTTGTCATTAAGATTAGCCACTCAATAATTGTTTCACGTTCACTTTGATACATTTTCACCCCTCCCATTGTCATATAACTTGATTTCAGAATAGTTCTTATTTACTATTAATCATATAAATAATTCAAAAGGGTGATCACTATGTCTAAGGAATATGAATATTTTCCAGTAATCAAGATTCTTGGACATTTATTCGATTATTACTACCAAACAGATGACCCTCACTTAAAAACACAGCTTAGCGAGGAAATTTCACTTTTAGGTTTCATACTTGATCCCGCATCTTCAGCAGCCAATCAAAATAATTAACCTTCACCTTTTGAATAATTCTTTAAAAAATGCTGCCCAATCTTAAAATCCATGGTCCGAATGCGCATTAGTCCTGCTTTAATGCGTGTTCAGATATTGCAATTATTCCGTTGTATTTATCCTTTGGTTCTATGTTGCTGCTACCTTTGTATCATAAGATTCTCTACCATAAAATCAGACTCAACATACCAATGTTCCCAATCAGGAACGCTATTAGAAATTTTAGCAACAAGATCAATAGCTCTACATTCTTTCTCGTAACATCCAACAACTTTAATAAAACCAGATGGAGATTTACTCATAACAACATAAACTGGCATAATATCCATTAATATTTCCTCCTTTCGCAATATTTTTCTACTACTCTTTCAAAAATCCAGATTGGACAAACAGCCTTTTCCAGTGATGCATACGAATCATTTTTTGACGGCGCTTAAATTCCTTTTTAAGTCTCCTTTTATATTTGGCCTTATTCATTCCACTGATCCCCTTCAATCACATGTATTTTATATTCCATTTCTAATTGTTTATCAGTGCACTTATCCCAAAATTCTCTGGAATATCCGGTGCATATATGCAGCCATTCAACCATCATTTCACGTTCAACTCGTGGCATTTGAATCACCCTTTGTAAAATTCCTTAGAAAATAATGTCCTATCTTAAACTGTGTCCTTTCACCGACACCATATATTTCTTATAAACTTTCAATCCATGACATCATTTTCTTAAAATCTGCTAACCTTTGTTCCTGTGCGCCTTTTTTATAGCCAGCATTATAAGCCTTCATGATCTCTACATTAAGCGTGGAAACAGCCTGTTTAGGCTGCTCTCGCTTTCTAGAATCTTTGCCCATTTGATCACCTCTTGTTAGAACAGCCCGTTTAATCTTGGCTTAATTCTGCCTTTTATGCTCAAATCCATTACCAATAAGACACAATCAATTTCTGGACGTTCAAAATAATCTGCAATATATTTAACGGAGAATCCTTTTCTCCACATTTGTATAAATTCACGTATCTCCCGGGTATCCCAAATAAAATCGATTTCTTCTAGTGCAATATATATTTTTGCTCTTTTTTTCTTCATAAACTGACTTTCGATTTTCCCGACGTTAATACCATCCGATTTCAGTGATTTGCCGATGGACATAGCCATCAATACCCCGCCTCCTGACGTTGGTGATTCACTATCAGTATTTTTAAAAATCAAAATTTTAGATATCTGTACCTTTTACCAACTAGAAAAGGTACAGACTTTGTTTCAAAATAGACTTATCAACATTAAGCCAATTCAGATTCATGAAAATGGACTTTTTTAAATTTACCGTTTATCGTTTCAACAATCGTTTCACCGTGTTCAACAGCTTCACATTTCCTGACGATTCCTCGTTTACCGTCGAGGACAACAACAACAACTTTATCTGGTTCTAAAGCTTGTTTAATCGTCATATCATCTAGTAAGTCAACTTCTTTAATTCTTTTAGCCAAAGCGACACACCCCTTTATGTATGTGGTATAATAAACATGTATAGTGTTTATTTGTCGCTGGGCTCATTGCCCGGCTTTTTTTGTACCTAAAATGGTAAATCATCCTCACTTATTGGTGGAAAATCAGTTGTATCTGAAAATGGTCCATGATCAGAGTTACACTGATTTTGATTGCCAGATTGATTGTTTTTCTTTGATTCTAGAAATTGTACTGACTCTGCAATCACTTCGGTTACATAAACACGCTTACCAGATTTATCATCATACGTTCTCGTTTGAAGCCTGCCATCCACACCTGCTAGGCTTCCTTTATTCAAGTAATTCGCGACATTCTCAGCAAGCTTTCTCCAAACTACGCAGTTAATAAAGTCTGCCTGCCTTTCTCCTTGCTGATTAGAGAACGTTCGATTCACAGCAAGTGTAAAAGTCGCTACCTGATGTCCATTTGGTGTATATCGTAGATCAGGATCTTTTGTTAACCTTCCCACTAAAACAACACGATTTAACACTTCCAACCCTCATTTCAGCTTTTATATTGTGCTCGAATCGCTTCTAGCCTTTTCCTTTTTTCCTCCAAGCTTTCACCATTCGAACTTACTGGCACATTGCTTGATGGCTGCTCCTTCAAGTGCTCTTTCTCGTACCATGCTGGTAGCTTTTCTGTTCTCAATGATTTGCCTTTACGAGAAGAAAATTGTTTAGATTGGCTATTCTTGCGTTTGGTTTGATAGGCTCTAGCCTGATCTACCGTTTTTATTTGCTTGTCATCCCAATCTTTAAGAACAGCCTCGATAAATCTCCACTTTTTAGCATCCTGTTCAATTGCTATTTTCATGGCTTCGATAACGAGTTCGTCACTTAAATCGTTACACCAAGCAATAATTCTTTGGGATATATAACTGCCAATAACTCCAAATCCATTTTCTTCAAAAAATCTGAATGGATTCTGCGCGGGCGCTTCTCCTTCTAATTCTTTTTTAAGTTCTGAAGTAATCTCTGAAGTAATCTCTGGTATTGCTCTTTCACCGTGAAAGTTCGAACGCTCATTGTGAAAATTCGAATCGTCATTTTGATCGCTCGAACTTTCATTTTGATTTCTCGAATCGTCATTTTGAAAATTCGATTCGTCATTCTGTTTTTTTGATTCCAATACTTGCTGATATCCTTCGAGAAAATAACCCATTTTATTTAAATCAGATTGAATTTGAAACAAGTTCACACGATACTGCAAAGTCTTGTCCCATCTGTATTTCGGATTCGTTCTTTTTGATAACCATCCACACTCACAAAGTTTTTCGAGGTATCTGCGCATTGTTGCTTCTGATTTAGTGATCATGCACTCATCAGCAAGCTCCTCAGCTGTCTTATAAATCCATCCGTTTTGAAGGTCTAAAGCAGAAGAATCTAGTAGTGCAGCTTCCATTCTTTCCTTCTCTTCTTTGATGAATTTGTCAAAATCAGCTACACGCTCAGACCAATAGATCATTTGATTTAAGACAATGGCTAGCTTAAAATCTCCTGTTAACTCAACGAACTCTTCTTTAATCACGATCCTACCTAGTTTAGTTGGCAAGTAGATTCACTTCCTTTCTGTATAATTTCAAAATGCAACTCCCCTTTTCTATAATCTTCTTTGCTAAAATAGTTTTGAAAGGAGGCGATAACATGGTCACTATAAATATGCTTGATGGTGAAAAAATTGAAGTTCATCCTGATACAATATTAATTGGAATTGACAATGCTCCAATAACTGATGAACAACCAACTTTTTATCTAAAACAAAAATACATTGGCAATTTGCAAGGCGACTTTGAAAAAAATGGATCAGCCTTAGCAACAAAAGATGAAAGATTAGGAATAGCCGGATTTCTTCTTTCACATGATTTATTTAGCATTGGCGACGGTGAAGATAAAACTCTTTATTTTACGTCAGCAATAAAATCAATTTCTGTTAAATAACTCTATGTCGGCGTGCTAGTTTTTCAGCTAGTACGCTATTTTTCTCTTTTACTTGCAGTAATATTTTTTTACTTTGTCATTAAATTCAGCAACTTTTTCATATTCAACTTTTGGCACTTTGACAATAACTTGTTTATTTGGCAACACGCAGACTTCATAAACAGTAAAAATTGACTTTACATCGTTTTCAATGTTGTCTGGAACAAGTCCAGTTAACGTTTTTCCTTCAAAATAGTTCATCATTTCCAACGTCCTTTTCTCCTTTCAATCTTAGAAATAACTATTTTTATAGTGCTAATTCGCACCGTGAGAAGTTGAAACCGCAGTTTTCGGTTTCGCTATCAATTACTCCCGGATTCTCAGCCCTTTTCATTGCAACATACTCCCTATTTCAGCTTCTCACGGCAAGAACCAAACCCTGCCGAAATGATCTATTACTCAGCTTTTGAATGCTTAATCGCTTTATTGAGCCACTTATGAATTTCGTCTTTACTCATACTTTGTTTTCCGTCTTTATCAAACGTGTATTGAAATAAAGACAACATATAAGTGGCTACTTTCCCCCTTTGTGTATAAGGGATGGTGTTAAACTCAGCGATAAGCTCTTTGAATGAACTTTCTAAAGCATTGCTTGACATCGTTATTCACCCACCAAATAAGAAGCCCAAGTCCGATAAGTGTTGCAGGAATAAAGAAGATTCCAAAACATATAAATCCCATTGTTAAGCCTCCCTTTTCTGATATTTGATCGTTTCGGCCTTCACATTTTTTTGAACAAGATTATGAGCTATTTTTGTAAGTTCAATATTACATTTGGACTTTTTTTGTTTAAATTCTTGCAACACTTTCAGTGATTTTAATAAGTCCTCTGTAAATTGAATACTTTTTTCGAAGTTATTCTCGCGAATAAATTCTGTTATCGACTTACACAATTGAATTGAACAATGATATTCATTAATAACACGTTTAAAATCCGTCTTTAAAAACTGATCAATCATTATCATTTCTTCTTCCTCCTAATTTCTTGGCTGTTCTTTCAACCAATTAATAAGAAATTGCTTCGTTTCTTCAGCAGGAAAACGCCAATCTCTCCCCACTTTGTATTTTGGAAATCGAGGATCAAAGAAAAATTCTTTCTGGATCGTTCCCCAACTCATGCCGGTCCTACGTTTTAACTCGGCAGAATCCCAAAAAATAAGCTCCGTATCTATTTTTTTTATTTGTTCCTCAATCTTTTCTAAATAAAGCTTTCTTACCTCATTTTCATCAACTTGAATATTGATCATTGAGTACACCCACTTTCTTAAATATCTCTGTTAATATATTTTCTTGATCTAAGAGACAAACGCCATTGAGTAAATATTTTTTTCATAGAAAATTTATGTTCTCTACAAATAACAGCAACTAAGTTGATCATGCTTGCAGCTGCGTCTAGTAATTCGAAGAGTAATTGTTTAATTTCTTCTTTTTCTCTTTCCGATCTTGTATGTATCGATTTGTGCCAATGAATTTGCTTAAGCTTTTCTAGGGCTTCATCCGTTTCAAGTTTGACCAAAAAGACCATGCTACTTGGATGCTGATCGATATGTTCCCCGTCAAAATAAGGAATGGATACATAGCCAGTAGCGTTTTCCCAATTATCAAAGAAGAACTCTGGATCATCGACTGCGTTAGCAATAATTGGGCGCATGTCCTCTGGATAACTCCTTTTTCCAGTTTCATATTTTGCTAAGCTCTCGCGTGAAATGGGTAATTGTTCTGCTAATTGTTCTTGGGTGAGTCCATTTCGTTTACGTGCTTCAGCAAGTTCCTCACCTAATTTCATGTTTAGTTGCTCCTTTTTGTACCAAATTATTTATTTGAATGTGACATGTTCTTTAGTAGAATCATTTTAAAGGTAATTATTTAGTCGAGATAGCAAGCATTCACAGCATGTTCGATATCTTTTAATACTCTGTTTCCTTTTTTCATTTCTGTTTCGAACCATTGCTTTTTTTCTGAATCAGATAAGTTAACAAAATCTGAGTGAATTACGATCTTTGTGTTGCCAATTTGTAATTCCTTCATGCCCACATCACCCCTTAATTGATGTTTATGCGAGGATGTTCCGTTTTCGTACAATGCTTCTCACTCCTTTTAGCTACATTTTGTAGCTTTTGTATTCAAAAAAAATTGTCCAATCAAATTTCAGTAAAGTACCGAGTTTTTGTGCAATAGTAACACTAGGAGTTCTATCTCCATTTTCAATCATTCCATAATATTGGCGACTAACATTAATTGATTTAGCAATATCATGTTGAGTTAGATTATTTTTTTTCGTAATTCCTCTAGCCAATCTCTTTTCGTCATCTTTTGTACACCACCTTAAAAAGCTACGTTTTGTTGCTTTGATACTTCTTATTATACGCAACTAAATGTAGCTGTCAATACAAAATGCAATATTTTGTAGCATTTATTTAATGCAACTATATGTTTCGTTATAATTGAGTTAAATATAATACTTATTACTCCTATAGATAAGGAGATTCAAGATGTTACCAAAACGATTATCACATAGAAGAAAACAATTAAAACTCAGTCAAGAAGATATGGCTGATAAGTTAGGCATAACTAGACAAGGATATGGTCATTATGAAACTGGTAGAAATCAGCCAGACAACGAAACGCTTATTAAAATTGCACAGATCCTTGACTGTTCAACGGATTATTTATTAGGAATAACAGATGATCCAACAAAAGAATCAACACAAGATTCATTGAAAGAGATAAATAAATTAATTAAAGAATATGGCATTGAACGAATTGGTTTTTTTGATATTGAGGAATGGAAAAACCTTTCAAAAGAAGATATAGATGAAATTAGAAGGCATTTTGAATGGGTTAAGCAAAAAGCTAAAGAAAGAAATAATGAGGAAGATATTTAGTGTCTGAGGTATTTACAAATACCTTCATGTGACTTTTTACTGGTAACTAATAACTCTATCTTTTCAAAGGTAGAGTTTTCTTTTATAATAAAACAGAACATATGTTTGTGTATACTAAGGGGGATTAATTGTGAAAACAAACGGCTATTGCACAACTGCACTTGAGGATTGGGTTGCAAAATTATATTTAAAATTGGGTATCATCCATCCAAATCAGATCAACATTTATTTAATTGCTCGCTATTTACACATTTATGTCCATCATAAACCAATAAATTCATATTTTGAAGTAGTAGGCAGATATAGAGGAATTAATATTGATTGTAGGAAATCAGCGGAACTTCACAGAGAAATATTTTTTCATGAATTATGTCATATCCTTAGACATGCCGGAATACAAACTATGATGCCGGAGGCATTTCGTGAACTCCAAGAATGGGATGCACAGCATTTTGTTACTTATGCAGCAATCCCCTATCACATGCTAAAGTATATTCGCTTTGATGATCCATTAGTGTTAGAACAAATGTCTGAGATGTTCAAAGTCTCTAAGAAATTATGTTTGCAACGGTTGAACCAATTAAAAAGACGAGGTTATTTTTTGAATGGAAATGTACCTGAAAATGCATTTATTTGTGACTAGTTATTTGATAGATTAATAGCATTTCACAAGGAGGAATTGTAATGGCTAGTTTTCGAAAATTATCAACTGGATGGGAATATAGAATTCGTTATAAAGATCCTTTTACACATCAATATAAAGAAAGATCAAAGCGTGGATTTGCTACAAAAAAAGAAGCGCAATTAGCTGCGGCTAACGAAGAAAAGAAACTAATGGATGGTTATGAGTCAGCTGATATTTCATTAAAAAATTATTTAGAGAACTGGCTAAATGAATACAAAAGTGGTAGTGTTCGGAAAAATACATTTGAATTACATAAAAGAAATATAGAGCATCATATCATTCCGTATTTTAAAGATATTCTCTTAAAAGACTTGAGACCAATTATGTATCAAAAATTTCTTAATTACTTAACAAAACAAGGATATAGTAAGCGTACGGTGGAAATTATTCATGGTACCATGTACAATGCACTCGAAAAGGCAACTATCTTAAATAAAATAGAAAAAAATACCTTCACATGGAGCTACTATCAAGGGTACTCAAAAAAATATGATATGAAGTTTATGGAATCAAAACACATATCAACTTTTTTGCAGGAGGCCTATAAGTACGATTATATTTATTGGATTTTCTTTAAAGTACTAATTGAAACAGGTATGCGAAAGGGTGAAGCAGCTGCCCTTCAATGGACTGATATTGATTTTAAAAATCAAACGATCCATATAAACAAAACATTGGACTTTACTGCAAAACATGAAAAAGAATTATTTAATGATCCAAAAACCTACAACTCTGTTCGAACCATAACAATTAGTAAATCTCTTATAAATGATCTTTATTTCCACAAAAAATATCAAAATAAAAACAAGCTAGCCTTAAATGAAATTTATAAGCATAACCTCAATTTAGTCCTTTGCCGAAATGATGGAAGTATCATGCCAAAGTCTTCGTTATTCAACGCTTTTAAACGCATACTTAATAACGCTCAATTACCACAAATCCCGATTCACTCTCTTAGACATACACATGCCGTCTTACTACTAGAATCTGGTGCTGATATGAAATATGTCCAAGAGCGTTTGGGACATGGGAGTATTCAAATTACTTCCGATGTTTACGCACATATATCTGAAAAAATAGAGAAAGATAGTTTGAATAAATTTGAGGATCATATGAATGATATTCTCAATGATTATTGA